AGGTTTGCTCCGGTTTCGGTCGTGACAATTGCGTTGCCAGTCGGCCCCATTGCGTTCGCTGTGATTGTGACGGTTGTTGCTGATAGGCCGGTCGAGGTAACGTCCGGGTGGGCAGTTAGCGCGGTTGAGTAGTCCGTTCCAGCAACGCCGCTCGCATTGATCGCCTTTTGCAGCGTTGCCAGATCAGTTGCAGCAACGGTCGTGCAGGCGACGAGCCACGGATTGCCCGATGTGCCAGCAGGCGTGCCAGCGTCTACGGAGCCGGTCGTGAATTGATAATAGGTGTCGCCAATGCGCACGACATTGCCATTTGCCGTGACGCCCGAAGCTGTCAGAACGCCGGTTGCCTGCGCGGTTTCCATATAGAGCCACAGCACGCCGCCCTCGGCAAAGAACAGATGTGCAGGTTCCGCGCCGATTGGCGCGGTCGCAGCCCATGACACATCGCCATTCCCGCCGCCTATCGTGCCAACAAAAACAGCTACGCCATCAGCGGCGCGCACGCGGTAAAGGTCTTCGCCAGACACCACGAACAAGTCGCCATCGAACACACCGGGTTCGTCAAACATGCCGCGAATAGGGCCGCTACCAACGTCAGCAAACTTCTTGAGCGCCGGTCTTGCAATGAAACTGACGGGTTGGTCAGACAGAACTGGATTGGTTTCAGCAAAGCGATTGCGCAGCGGAATAGGCGCTATAGCCGCAACTGCGCGCTGATAGTCCGAGCGGGCAAGGAGAATAGCAGTCACCAGCCCCTCCACCGCGCCCAACGGCCATTGTCGATGAAGTTGGATTGCCCAAGCAGGCCAAGGCTTCCCCAATCCTGTTGATCGCGTGGACGCCGGTAGCGAGCTTCAAGCCGTTGTGACTGGCTTTGCAGCCATGTTGCGCTTGATGCAGCCAGTTCGCGCCCATGACGCGGGTTGAGGCGCATGGCGAGCAGGATGGTGAAGTAATCGTCGAACTCTTGCGGAAAAGGCACTGTGTCCGACGCAGCAAGGCCTGTAATCCGCACCCAATTCCCAAGGTCGGCGCGATAGATCCATTGCGCATCAAGGCCGTTTGTGTTGAGAACCAGCGTTGCGGCGCCTTCGATGGTGCGCCCGTTAGCGTCGAGCGTGACATTGGCAGTCGCAAGGTTGCCCGCAGGGTCAGTTACCGCCAAACGCTGCCCATCATAGGGTTTTGGATGCAGTTTGAGCGTGCGGGCAGAGCCGACATTCAGGACGAGCCGCACATTCTCCGGCACATAGTCCCAAATGAAGTCCTCGAACTCGCCGCCGATGTTGTAATCGACAAATTCCTGCCCGATTTCCTGCCCCATAGAAGCAAGAAAGACGTTGTTGAGCAGCGTCAGGCCTTCGGTTTCCTGTGCGGTCGTGAGCGACTGGCCAACAGCGCGCAGATTGCTCTCGCGATAGGCCGAAATGATGATTTCAGATGCCAGTGTCATGCGATCCTCATCTTGATAAGCGGGAAAGTGCCAGAAATGTCAGTGAGGCCGGACGCATTGGCAGGCATACCGCTTGCAAAGGTCTGTGTTTGCCGCTTGTGAACATAGGTTGCGTTGAGTGTGGCGCTAACAGCCATCGGCATAAGCCCACCGACAGCAACGCCGCGATAGGTCTGCGTTGAACTGGAATGGATAGCCAGCCAATAGGCCGTGCCTGCGACCATGTTGATCGAGGTAATTGTTGCGCTTTTGAGGCCTTGCGAGCCGCAGTCAAGAACGGACGCGCCTTCGCGCAGTAAAGCGCCTGGAACACCCGCATTGTCCGCGTAAATGGCAACGCGCGCCTGCGCGGAAGCAACCAGCGTCGAAACTTCAATGTCGAGCCTGTCAATGGTGACGTTCTTTGCAGGGATAAACGGCAGATAATCGAGCCGGTTTGCAGCAGCGGCTATTGTTGTCAGTGCAAGGCCGGTGATTTGCGGCGTCAGGAATTGGCCAGCGGCGACATTCGGCTGCATTGCATGAACGCCGATAGTACCGGCGGGGCCTTGGATGCCCTGTGGGCCTTGCGGCCCCTGAATGCCTTGCGCCCCCTGTGGACCATCCGCACCGGCAGGGCCAGCCACGCCTTGCGGTCCTTGCGCACCATCAACGCCGGGATTGCCGGGAATACCTTGCTCACCTTGCGGACCAACCGGTCCGGCTTCACCTTGCGGTCCAGCAGGGCCTTGCGGGCCTTCGGGACCGGCAGGCCCTACGCTTCCGCCGCCGCCCAAAGCCGACCAAGACTGTGTTACGCAATCCCAAAATTTCAGGGTTTCAGTGTCGGTTTCATGATAGAAGCCAAAAGAACCATTGGGATAACCCGGCGCTGTGGGAGCCATATCAGCAGGGCCAGCGCGAAACATATCGGCCCACCAGATCGCGGTCATTACTGCCTCTTTGCGCGAGGCTTGCGCACAACTTTGGTTTCAGCCTTTTCTTCGCGCACGACAGGGCCGGAAGGACGGTCAACCCACCCTTCCGGCACATCGTCCCCCTTGACGAATACCGCAGCTTGCCCGTTCGGGCCGTAGCGCCATGAGGGCCACGTATCAGCCATTAGCCAACCCGATAGGTGACGAAGGTGTTGGCAGCAGTCTTGCGAGTGCGGAACAGGGTTGCAGTCGAGATAGCAACTGCACCAGAGCCAACAAGCGTATGGCCAGTCCCGCCTTGCACAGTCACAGCGCCGGACGACGAACCAAGGTTCAACACCGTCCAGTCGAAAGAGCCGTCAACAGGCAGTGTGTTAAAGTCTGCGTCGGTCAATGTGCCGGTCGGCAGCGTCATTGTGACAGCGGCAGTCTGCGTCGAGGTGATAATCCGCTTGCGCAGATCGTCGATAGTCAGCGTGACAGTTGTTGCAGTGTAAGCGGCAGGCGCTTCCTGAATATCAAAAGCGCCGTCATTGTCGGACCAGACCTTGCCGGTGAGCCAAAGGGAATTTGTCATTGCATTTCCTTTCAGGTGAAGCCCGTCGCCAGCCACAGGGAGACTGGCGACGGGCTAACCGGATCAAGCGCCGCTGATTTCCGAACCCATGAGCGGGTCGAGGTTCTGCGCGCCGTAGAGGCAATCCCAACGGTGAACGTGAGCGCCCGTCGAAATGTCCGAACCGCGCCAGTAGCGGATCGAAATGCCGGTTTCTGGATCGGTCGCAAAGCTGCTTTCCCCGGTGAACGGAGTTTGCAACTTGGCCGAAACCAGAGTGATTGCCGACTTGTGCCATGCCGCACGGAAGCGGCGAGTGGTGGACAAAGCGCCGAGGTGCGTAATCGCCGCATCGTTGATCGGGGCCGCAGAACAGGTCGCAAATGCGGTGTTGGCCGCAGTCGAGATACCGTCATTGGTGTTCGGCACGATGATCGGAGGCGAAATGATAAGATCGCAATCGCCGCCTGCGTCGGTCGTGATCGGGGTGTTGAGTGCCGAACCGTTCGGGACGGTGCCAGAAGCGGTCGAAGCGCCGCCAACCACGGTGAACACTTGCAGATATGGCAATGCGGTCTGATTGCGCCAGTCGTAGGCAAAGACGCCTGCGATGGTGAACTTCTCGCCTACATTGATCGTGACACCCGAAGCCTGTCCGTCGATGTGAATGGTCTGAACCATCGTCGATTTCACATCGCGGTAGTTAACCGAGAGTGTGCCGTTGTCGATTGCCGAGGTGGCCAGCGGAACGCGAGTGCCGTTGGTGATCGACGGGCATTGCTGCGTTGCATAGACGTCGATTTCAGACAGCAGAGGAATGCGAGCGCGTTCCAGAGCCGAGCGGTTGATGCCCTGGATGTCGCCACCAATCAGCGAACCGCGAATTTCTTCGCCGTCATTGAACAGGACGGTCGAGCAAAGGTCGCTGTTCGGTGCGCCCAAATCCATCAGGCGCGTGTGCACCTTGTTGAACTCAGCAGGCGAGCCGATGTTGTTGCCCGGATCGGTGTTGAAAGTGCCAGTGCCGCCCGCATAGGACGAGAATTTGGCAACCTGGCGCTGCAAATGAGCGTCGATCTGATGAGCCAGTGTCGAAGCCGCAGACTTCATCGTCTCGTTGCGCATCAGTTCGTTGTAGGACTGGACATATTCAATGTCGCCTACCGACACGTGCACCTTGGCATACTGGTCAACAGCGACATTGACCGAGCCGGTTACGATGTCTTGCGCTGCCAGAGCCGCAGAAAGCGCGGAGGCGTCGTTGCGAGCGAAGCGGGGCGGACGCTTAACCGAAATGGTCAGGCCGTTTTCGTCCGATACTTCGTTCTTGAATTTGCCGGTGACGAGCTTGCCGGTGACAAGCTGGTTCTTGGCAAGCAGCAGCATGGTATTTGCATACTCTTGCGCGTTCAAAAATTGGTTAGCCATGATAAATCTTCCCGAAATGTGGCCATGAGAGGCCGATTGTCCCGATTTGAGTGAAGCGCGCCGTTGCGCGGTTTCGAGGCCGGGTGCGGGAAGCGGGAAGCGCCACCACGGTCCTATGAGCGCGATATGTGGAGAGCCTGCCCGTCAGGCTCATCCACCGCGAATGTCAGGGGTTATATCAGGAAATTACGGACTAGGTAGTTGGCGTTGTCAACGACCGGCGGCCATCTTCTCAAACTGCGCAAAGTCGGTCGTGTCTGGCGCCGTGCCGAATTGACCAGCCCCGCCGCGAGCGCGTTGCTTCGGAGGTTCCGGCGCATTGGTTAGCCTGATTTCCGGCTTCTTCTCCGGTGCAGCCGCGCGATCGCCTTTGAGCCTTGCCCTCATCCGGCCCATCATGCGCGCCATGTCGAGTTGGTCGGTCATGTCCAGATCTGCGTCATCATCCGCGTCGAGATATTCGCCTTCCAGTTCACCAAGCGCCATTGCCATTGCGGGTGCGGTCTGCATCCCGCCGCTGGCCAGCTTTTCCAGACGCGCAGAGGCCGCTTCATCGGTCGCAAGGCGATAGAGCAAGTCACCGCCTACAGGTGAAACACCTATGCCGATGGTCAGTAGGGGCGGCATGGGTTCGCCGCCACGCGCTTCGACGGCTTCGGCAATCACCGTGTCAAAATCCTCATATTTGGCTTTTGCGTCGGTTTCCGCTTTGGCAACACCACTGTTGATGGTGGCGATCATGTCGCTGCGCTGTTGCGTTTCCTGGTTTGCCTGCGCTTTCTCGCGCTCTTTGGTTTCCAGTTTGAACTCAACCATAGCGTCGAGATAGTCGGGGTCAGCCTCGCCAAACTCGAACTGTGACGGGTCGGGCTTTTTCAGTTCATCGCCGGTTGGCGCTGCGTCGTTGGCTGGCTTTTTGCCGGTGCGAGCCGCTTCCAGTTCGCGTTCAGTCTCGCGTAACCGGGCAGTCAGTTCGGCAATACGTTCAGATGCAGGCTTTGACCGGCGCTTTTTGGGCTGTTCTTCGCCATCATCATCGCCCGCGTCGTCTGCTTCATCGGCCTGTTCTTCGACCTTTTCAGCGTCATCGGCAGCTACGGGGGCGGCTTCACCTTCCGGCTTCGCTTCCTCCGGTTTCTGTTCGGGTTCAGCCGTGGCAGCAGCTTCAAAGGCTGCGAAGTCACTTTCGACAGGTTCAGCGCCATCATTATCCATCATCATGCTACTTGCTCCATTTGGGGTTGCGGTTCGGGCTGCACTTCACCGGAAGCCAGCCCTGCCAATTCCGCACCGCGCAGGGTCATTTCCATGCGCTTCTGCGTCACTTCAATTTCAGCCAGTTCGGCTTCTGCTTCTGCCTTGCGCGCCTTGGCCTGCTTTTCAGCCAGTTCAGCTGCAGCGTTCTCCATTTCCATCTGTGCGGCCTGTTGCTGCATAGCGTCGGCTTGTTGCTTTGCCATTTGCTGTTCAGGCGTCATTTCATCTTCATCATCGACAATGCCTTGCGGGCGCAGACGGTCGGCAATCTCGTCGCCGTGCGGCATGTCGAGAGCCTTCACGATCAGGTCGCCAGCGGCCTCCATCATGCCCGGCGTGCCGCGCGCCAGTTCCATAAGCTGTTGGCCAGCCTCTTGGCGCTTGGTCATGTAGGTCGGCCCGGTCGAGATTGCGGTGTCATATTTACCGATGGTGAGATCAACATTCTCCTTGACCAGATCGTCAGGCTGGAATGCGGGATCATTGGCACGGATCAGGCGCACGGCTTCATCTTGACCGATTACGCGGATTGTGCGCGGTGTGTCATAGACAATGGGAATGAGCGCGTTCAGCACTTCGCCACATTCCTGCATGGCCGCGTTCATGTTGTCGTGATAACCGATGGTTGCAATATCGCCTTCATGCTGGCGGCGCTGGATCGCAACGCCGCTGGTTTCGTTGCCGCGCATTCCGAGCGAAGCATCATGGATGCCGGTCGTGTCCTTCATGTCTTGCGCGCACATCTGCGCTTCGTTGATGATTGCAGCGAGATTGTTGCCGGTGACTTCGACGGGCATAGGCGCGCCGTCATTGGCAATCAGAGTGTTTGGCCAATCCTTTTGCCGTCCTTTGACCGCAGCCGCCGACGCCATGTAATTTGCACGAGGCGCGCCCATCAGCAGTTCAGCCACCACCGAGCGCCAATAGTTCTTGAGGCGTTGCGGATCGCGGGCAAAGCGGGTGAGGCCAAAACGCACGCGCTTGTCGCCAATCCAGACTTCGCGGCCCATCACGCGGATAATCGGCAACCGGGGGATTTTCAGTTCAAACGGGTCATCGAGTTCCTCTTGCCCGTTGGTCATCACGCTAACGGCATATTTGCACATGGCCTTGCGCATTTGGGGTTGGCCATCGGGGCGCAGATACAGCTTCCCGCGCAAATCATCCGGCTTTTGCCCGGTTACGTCGATAATCTGGCCATTTATGTCCATCGCGATAGTGCGCTCGCGTTCGACAATCTTCCAGTATTCAGCAACGCGCACGGTGTCAGCGTCGCACCATTCGGTATTACGCACCACATCATCAAACAGTGACGGGTCAGCAGCCTTGGGATAGCGCCGCTTATACTCATCGTGCGTCATGCGATCTTCGACGAAGCAAAATGTTGCATCGCGTGCAGTCGGGTCAGCCGCCATCGGGTCCCACATCACACCGAGCGGGTTAGGGATGCCGCGCACGAACAGATCGCGCTCGAATGCGTCCTCATAGGCATAGTCGAGGTCGATCCGGAAATTGCCGATGCCGCACGTAACCGCTTGCTCGAATGACTGTGTATAGATGCGGTCCGCCTTTGATTGCAGTTCGATGGAGCGGATCAGTTCGGTGCGGACTTCCGCCACCTTCTTGTCGCCATTTTCACGGGGAAGAACCTTGATGCTCGTGGAATTGGCGCGCCGGTCGCCTACAACCTGGCCGATGAATTGCGGAAGCGTGTTGATGGTGAGGCAAGGAAGCGGAAAAGGACGGTCGCCATTCTCGCGATATTGGCGCACGCGGTCATCCCATTGCTCGCCTGCTGCGAATTTGAGGTCATCCAAGGCCTCTTTGCGGTTATCTCGATCCGCCTCTTCGCCCATGCGCCACAGGTCAGCGACTTCCTTTGCAAAATCATTCGCCATCAGTTTGTTCCAGTTCCTTTTCGAGCCGCTCAATCTCGGCGCGTATCGAGTTCACATTGTCGCGATATTCAGCCTTGCCATCGCGGGCCTTGAGGATGGATTTGAGGTAGGCGAGGCGTTCGGTCGGGGTCATGACGCTAACTCGCTTGAAGAAATGTGGTGAACGGCAATCGGCTTTTTCCAAAACTGCCACCATTTGCGCGGGTTTTCGTAATAGACCGCAATCCCGTCTAGCGCGGACGCGATCCACACTATCTTGCCCGGCAAGGTGGCAGCATGTTTGAAGCCTACAATTGCGTGCAGTTCAGTCGGGGTCATCACATTCCTCCCATCCAGCCAGCAGCCGCATGTTCGCGGTGAATGCGCGGGACTTCCGGTGCATCTGGTTCCTTGTAGGCGATTGCGCTCAATCCAAAGGCGTCGGCGCTGTGCGATGCCCAATCGTGGTTCGGACCAAGGCCGATGTTGCGCGCCTCGTCTTTCTTCTCATGATACCAGCCAAGCGCCTGCAATCCGCCATCGCACTTTGTTTCATCGAAGCGCATACGGGAGAACAGACGGCGCGCAGCCTCGACACGGAGCATCGCAGCGCCCGCGCCTTGGTTTGGCACGGTCACAACCTCATAACCTGCAGCGCGGAATGCGCTCTCGAATGAAATGTTGATGATGCGGTCATTTGTCGCGCCATCATGAGGCAGCCATATCTTTGCCCGGTCAGGCGTGTAGCCTTGGGCGCGCAGCCAGTTGAGGTGCGCCGCAATCGGCTGTCCCTGCACCTCGTAATGATTGACGTAACGAATTTCCGTGCCGATGTGTTGCGCCGCCCAAAACACGAAATTGTCAGCCTTTGCGCCCGTTCCACCAAGATCGGCATAGAGGCGGATAATCATGTTTGGATCTTCGGCAACAAAGCCAATGCGGCCTTCGGTGCGAGCCTTGGCCAGATCACGTGCAAAGTATGCGCCTTCGGAGACGGTGATGTAATCGCCCTCCCAAATATGAGCATATTGGTCAGGATTGTCGCGCAGACAGTCTTGCCGTTCCTGTTCCAGTTCTTTCGGAAACCAGGGGTTATCGTTCCAGTTCGCTTTGACCAGTTGCGCGCCGGTTGGCATTGCACCATCGCGAAACATGCGGTCAACCGGATCAATGCGACGACGCGGGTTCCATGTGAACCATAGTTCGGAGCCGGGCGCGCGGATTGTGGGGCGCAGCAGTTCGAGCGAGCGAGCGGATAGTGTCTGCGCTTCCTCCACCCATGCGCGCTTGAAGCCTTCCAGCGACTTGATCGACTCCGCTGTGTGGTCCTGCATACCCTGGAAGATGATTACGCCATCGCCGGGCGTCTGGATGCGGTCGGAGAATATCTTGAACCCGTCCGCTTCGCCAAGGCGATGCTCTTGCAGTTTACTTTCAATCAGGCGCTTGGCGCTGTCCTTGAGCGACTTCTGCACTTCGCGGATGCAAACCGACAGCAGGCCGCGCTCGTAAAGGCTATCGTCGATCAGCGCGCTTGCCCGGTCGTGTGACTTGCCAGAGCCGCGACCGCCATAAGCGCCCTTGTATCGCGCTGGCTGGTAAAGCGGCTCGAATACCGCTGCGCTTTCCAGTTCGAGGGTGCGGGTTGCCAGCATCAGGCTTCGGGCTTCTTGAAGCTGCGCTCGATCTTGTTGATCGTCACATTCCCGCTGTGTTCATGGTCTTGCTTATCGCGCCAATCTTGCGAGCGGCGATTTTTCAACCAGAAGATTGCGGCGGTCGTATCAGGTGCAATCTTAGCGCGAAACGGGGCATAAACAGGCTCGGACGCGCCACCAGGCATGAAGATTTTGACCTCATCCTGTTCATATCCAATGGCTTTTTGGTAAAGACTGCGCTCAACACGTTCGTCAGCAATATCTTTGCCTGCTTTTAAGGCATGACAAAATTCGGGATAATCGTGCTTCCAGCGATAGACTGTGCGGACGTCAATTCCGAAAAAATCGGCAATTTCTTGGTCGGTTGCGCCGAGTTCGCATATCTTGCGCGCCTGTTCAGCGTATTCGTCGCGGTATTCGGAAGGTCGGCCTGCCATAGCGACAGACCAACTAACACATTTTTCGCCGTCAGGTAGTTGGCGTTGTTTTAGCCAGCCGGAGGCGCTGGCAGTGGCATCCAGTGCGTTGGATTTTCGTATTCGCCATAATATCCGCCGTCATACCAAGCAAACTGCCAGCATTGTTCTTCTCGATATTTTGGGCCTCCGATAAACTGCGCCACAACATGCGGCGGGAATGTTTCCCCATCCCACCCATAATATATTGAACCGCCAGAAAGCAGAACCCACGTCCCATCCTTCGGCGCGGTTTCAATCGGTTGCCAATCCATCAAGCCAACTCCACCACAGGGACATGCCACCCGCGCCGGTATCTTGTGCCAGTGTCCGAGCGACGGAGCAAGCCGCGCTTTTCCAACCGGCGCACAACATGCGACACATCCGAGACGGAGCGAAAGCCCAATTCCGTCGCGATCATCGCATAGGACGGTGGGCGTCCGCTGCGTTCAATCTCCACGCGGATCAGCGTTAGCACCTGTTGCCCGCGAAAACCAAGACACACCCGATTGCTCATCTCCCGCTCCGATCTTTGTAATGGGATGGAATGCACTTGCCCTTGACCAACACCGTAACCACCCTGTTCTCGACAATCACTGCCCTGTTGCCGCAGCCGAGAACCACGTAGCGCGCACCGAATGCCACGGCCTTCTGCATTGCCGGACAAGACAACCGCGCAACCGCCTCTTCGTCGCTCACAGGTTCAACGCGCTCCTGATAGCGTTCAATTGCGTGGCGGGTGACGGTGATGGGCATTAGTCGGCTTCGCTGGCTTCGTCGGCAGCAGTCCAAGCCGCGTCGAATTGTTCTTGCGTAATCATCTTCAGGTTCAGCCATGACTTGCGCAGGAACAGCGGCAGCGAGTTTATTTCCTCCTGCGTGATCGGACCGAGTTCAGGTTTCGGCTCTGACTTCTTCGCTTCCAGTTTGGGTTTTCCCTCGTTCACCAATTGTTGCCGCGCGTAATCGACATTCTTTTGTCGCCACTCCGGCTTGTCGCCAATCTGCTCGCAGATGAAAGGAACGATCTTTGCAGGATGATCGCAGACCTTGCGCGCTTCGTGGCAAGCATCTTCGAGAATATCGCGCGGACAATGGCCTATGGTCATTATCGCGGCCTTAAGCCATTCAACCCGATCCGCTTCGGACATGCCCGATGGGGAGCAAAGCACCAAGTTCACCCCTAACAGCCGCATGGCGTCTTGCGGCGGGCAAGGCTTGGCCATCGCTTCCGCTTCCCTCACTTTCCGCTGGAGCAAGTCCAAGGTCACGGAGGGCTTGCATTGCGGCCCGTTCAGTTCTTCCCATGCCGTCAGCTTGTCGGTTTCCTGCATTTCCATTATCGCTGCCCTTCAACTCAAAAACGCCCTGCCAATTGTTCCTTGTGGATTGATCGAGAATATCGCCGGGCGGCCCGCGCAGTTTTTCCAGTTCTCGAATGATGAGAGTGCGCGCCCTGTCGGTCATCGGCTTGCGTATCGAGCGGCGCATTTCTTCAAAGCCAGCCCATGCGTCAGCAGGCACCCAATCAGGCAAAACAAATTCGGATTTTTCGCGCGCGCGCTTAGTTGGTAAAGCGTTAGCTTTATCAACTAGGGGGGTTCTGGATGGTTTGGGTAAAGGAGGTTGACCCCTCCCATAATCCTCGTTGACCGGTAAAGGAGGTTGACCGGTCAACGAGGTTGACCCCCTTTCCTTGTCAGCCCAGCATTTCACCAGCGTCAAAGACTTCAGTTTTTCGACGTTGATTGCGTAGCAATTTGTGTAACCAGTTGGAGATTTGCGCTGCCCCTCAACGACCAAAAGGCCTTCCGCAAGAAACGCTTTTATGGTCGTAATAACCGCCTGTTTTGAACAGCATAATTCGTCCGCCATTGTTTGCTTGGACGCCCAAATTCCAGACCCGTCATCGCTGGCTTTATCGGCCAGCAAGACCATAACGCTTTTGCGCATCGGGGTAGCTAAATCGGCTTTGTATGCAGCGGTGATAAGGTGGTTGCTCACACGCCCACCCCTGCTACATTTTCAAGGCGAGCAATTTTCAAAAGGCGCTGTATTTCCTCCCGCTCGAATGCCAGCGCATCCGGCTCGGTCATTCCGTCTTTTACGATTACAATATCAAATCCACCCTCTTGCTCGTAGCGCTGCTTCCATTGCATCGACCGATTGCGCGTTGTTTTGACGCGGTCCGCACATCCCTTCCCAACATAAAACACCTCGCCGCTGGTTGGCCTATATGGTGGTAAACGTAAAACTTCGGCTCATATGGGTTGCGGTGATAAACCCCATATTCTTCGCGCTGCTCCAATATTTCTTCCGCAACGCCACACAGAATATCGCAACTTTCATTCGCGGGTATATCGCGAGCCATATGGTCATCATAACATTCAAATATGAGCGCGGCATCGGCCATCCGATCCATTGCATCGGCAAGCAAAATCATCTCATCGACGCCCTTGCCTCCAGCTATCAAATGGCGAATGATCTTTGATGTGATTGCCATTATACAGCCACCCGCACTTTCCATTGATACATTTGCAGACCGCACAGCCAGCATAGGGGCGGTTCTTCCATCCCTTCGCATTGCGCGCCACATAAGCAGGCAAAGACCTTAATCATGCCGCCAAAGCCTCACGCAACGGCACAGGCTCACTCTTAGGATGATGCGCGCAACCTATGTCCTTGCGCACGCCGCACTTGAAACAGGGGTCGCGATCAACGACGACCGCATTGATCTGCATTGCGTCCCAACGCTTTTGCATGATCGCGTCATAGCCGATATAATCGTCAGTTGAGACGCGGCCCTTATAGGGAATGCCGTTCGGGTTTTCGTCGAGAAACTTCTCCATCATATCCATTGTGCGATGGAGGGCAACGCAGCCCTTGCGAACGTCAGCGATGAAATTGGTGTTGTTTACCGCGTGTTTGGAAAGAAACGTTGCTGGCAAGCCGTGTGTCGCCATATAGTGCTCAACGCGAACCATCATGGCGTCGCAACGCTCTTTTCGCTCACTCCATTTGACCAGATTAATGCCATGTCCGGTTGCGCCATTGGCACGCTCGACCTGGATTAAATCTTGCGGGTTAACTTTCATGCCCACCTCCATTTTGCTAAGGTTTCGATTACGTCATCCACCGACCGCACGACCGCTATTGGCGCGCCGGTCTTTGCGATCCGCTCATGCACGGCCTTTTGATTGCCAGAGACGCGGCCAATGTCGGTCTTGACCTCAAGGAAGCCCACGCCGCCTGTTTTCGACACAAGCACAAGGTCAGGCGCACCCGACACCATGCCGTCGCGCTTCATCGCTGCGGCTATCCTTTCGCGCTGTTGCTTTGTGCCATGCAGATAAGCGCCATTCGGCACGGCAAAGGCAAATATGCCGCGCAGAGCGAGATATTTGATGATGCCGCGCTGAATGAGGCGTTCGGTCACGCGGCAGCCCCTTGAATAAACATATCGCCTTGCCGTTGTGCGTCCTCGATGCGCTTGCAGGCTATGTCGAAGTATTTGGGTTCGCGCTCGATGCCGATAAACTTGCGGCCCATCTGAACGGCTGCAACGCCAGTTGTGCCGCTGCCCATGAAGGGGTCTAGGATGGTCTGCGCGTTGTTCTGAAGCTGCTGGACACACCAGCGCATTAGCTTTTCGGGTTTCTGTGTTGGGTGCGCGGTCCCGTCTAAAAGCAATTCAACGCGGTTCATAACCTTGATGCGAAGTGCCCCACTGTAGCTAGTCCACGCTAGTTCGCCGTCCGATTGATTGATGCGCTGGCCCTTGTCCCAAACAAGCCACTTGCCCGTAGGCGGCAGGATGTCGGCAAAGTAGTTTCCGCCCCAGATAATGATATCATCGGAAGTGGCGCGGATTAGGTCAAATATCTCTGCCGCTGGCCGCTCTGCATCCCATCCTAGAAACTCGTGCGCCTTGCGCCCTCCGTTGCCGCCTGTGGTCTTTATCTGCCCGTCTTTGTTAATACCATAAGGCGGGTCAGTCACCACAGCGTCAACCTTGCCAAGCGTCGGCAGAACCTCCATACAGTCCGCGCATATCAATCGAGCGTTGCCTATAATTTCTTCACGCCAAGTCATGCGTCATCCCCCCAAGTGATTTTGAAGGGCAGCGGCCCATGCTTTAATTCTAAAAAGTGGATCGAATTACATGGTCGGCAAAGCAGTTCTAAGTCATCAACCGAACGGCGCATTAAAGCGATGTCCCGATAAAATTTATGCCCCTTGCCCTTTAACTCTTTGCCACCGCCGCCGTTGATGTGGTTTATTTCAAGCAATTCTGGACGATCACATCCGCAGCGAACGCAGGCAATAACGGCCCTGCCGACAAGCATCACAGCCCGCCGCCGATACGCTCTATCGGATTCGGTTGCATAGCCCGGTCTATGTGCGCGCCATGCCTTTAGTTGCGGAACCTTGGCCTCGTGCTTTCTATCCCTAACAGACCTGATTTTCTTGCAGTTAGGGCAAGGCTCATGCCCGAACCCTGTTGTGGGCCTCCACGTCCAGTCACAAGCGCGGCAGGCTACGATTTCCTTAATAGGTGTCTTGCCCCAAGGTTTGCGCTTAGGTTCAAGGCTCACCCGTTCGTCCCGGCAGTCACCCAAATACAGCGTTGCGTTTCCAATTTCCACCCAATCGCTCATATAGCCGCCACGTTGCGCCAATAGCGAGCCTTGCGGGCGCTATCGAATTGAGCAAGCCGCCGCGCCCGATAGTCAGGATCGGGACGCAGCGTCTTTGCAAGTGCCTTTGCCGCCCGGCGCCGCTTGAGCCAGCGGATCATGCGAAGAAACCTTAGCAAAATGGACGTGCGCACGAAAGTTAACCCGCAAAATTTAATCCCGATTGAGCGTGCCAATGGCGCGACAGGGCATGGCATGAATCTGCTCAACTGGAGCGAGCGAGAATAGCGTTG